TCAGGTACGTTTATTTCAACTTTCATATTAATACAATAAATTAATTAGTGTTTTGTATAAAAAGAAAAAGGTAACATTTCTGCTACCTAATTCTCAACTTAAACCAAATGAAAAAACTATTGCTTTAATATAAACCTTTTATATGAATATTTGTATGCTTCTTCTATTGTTTTTTCTAAATGTATGCTGTTTTGTTTGTACAGCTTCTTACCTTTTAGAACTTGACCATTAACGTTTATATCTAAATAAACATCTGAAGCCTTTGCACCACGTTTAGATGGTCGTTGTACTATGTATATCTTTTCGTACCAACACGCTTCCATCATTTTAAAAATATCCAATTATCTTATTTGTTATTTCATCAGCCCACAATATAAAAAATAAAAACATATACATTGCTATATAACTGAATAAGGCAAGTAAAATACCTCCACTTATAAACTTTATAATGTTCTTTCTGTTTTGTTTTTTAGTTAATTCTTTTATCATTATATACTCTACTTTGTTTTCCATAATATAATTATTAGTTAATAAAAAAGGGATATTGCTACCCTTGTGTTAATACTCTATTTTAGCCAAACAGGCTTTTGAAAAAACCTTTGTTCTTTATGATCCATAACAAAATACTTGTCATTATCCCATATAGATTTAGGTATCCATAACAATACATCTTTAGATGAAGCAGCTTTAGTATAACCTTGTTTTATAGGAATACTATACACAATATGATACGCTTTTTCAGTTTCTCCAAGTATTGATATTTCTCTCTCAACATTATAACCAACAGTTATAAAAGTTTCAGTTCTTTCAGGAATATCAAATTTTTTGTAAGTCATTTGTTCTATTATTTTATTCTGTAAATATACTACTATTTATTTAATTAACAAATAATACACAATTAATATATATAATATTCACCCTTGTTAGGGTTTTCTAATTGGTCTGTTAAAACGTACCTAAAACTATCTATACAATCTGGGTGTTCCCCTGATGGTTTATTTAGGGTATTACCATCTTTATCTTTTGCCCATATGTAACCCTGTAGTTCTCTTTTTAAGTTCCTGCTTCGTGATGTTATGTAAATTTCATTTTGGTTTATTAAGTTAATACCAAAGTTTACACTATCTCTACCTTTTGTACACGGATATATATTATGACCATCCCTACGCAAAGTTTCAATACTCTTTGGTTCTGCTGAATCTGCAATCAAGTTTTCTGTTATATTGTTTTGTCGTAAGAACATAGATAAATCCCTTAATACTGTATTTGATTTGTAAAATACCTCATCAGCTATATAAGCATCATTCCATTTATATAGTGATACAATAACCGTAGGATCAGTATAACCAAAATCTACACCGTGTGCTAATAAACGTGCTTCTTGTGGTATGTTATCTATTTCTTTCCAATCAGGTATACATACACCTTCTAAAGAACCTGTTTCACCAAGTCCGTATACTCTCCACCAATTTGCCCAATACGTTGAGGTTTTGCCTTTATCTCTTGCTTTCTCTATTTCTTTTACAATGCTTACAGGTAGTACTTCGTTATCCTTATAAGTTAGTGTTATGTAATCAACATCTTCTTTGCCTACTAATTCTTTATCTACCCAAAAAATATTAGATGGGTTGTAATCTAACCAAACGTTTCCAGATGTTCTAACTGCTAATTGGTTGTAAGCATCAAACGGTACATTGTTGCACTCGTTAATATATAAATCAGTTCTTCTTGCACCACGTAGTTTGTCAGGTTGATCTGTACTAAAAAACTCTATATAGCTACCATTTGTAAAAGTGTATTTTAAGGTGCTTTTATTTAGTTGTATATCCTTATACCTATTTAAACCTTTTAACAGTTGGCAGAAGTCCTTAAATGCACCTCTACGCAAGTGTGGTATTGATTCAGATACTACGCTTATTTCTTTACCTTCATTTCTAATAGCGTAATCAATTAGTATAAGCAGAATGCAAATAGTTTTACCAGCAGATGTACCACCTCTTACTATTTTAATTCTTTTATCTAACTTTCTTAATTTATTTAATGCAATAGTTTTCTTTACCTGCATACTAATCTACAAACAATGGAATATCCTCATTGATTGTAATATCTCTTGTTTCTCTGGGTTTACCAGCGTAATAATTATAGTACAGTTGTACAAATTTAAAATCACCTTTTTCTACACCTGCTTTTAATGCTTGGAATGCTGCATCTTCTAATGGGCTTAATTTCTCTATTAGATTAACCTCATCTGCTTTAGAAGGTCTACCTGCTCCATCTCTTTTTCCACCGTGTGCCATACTTGAAAAAACTTGTTTAATCAATAGTACAATAAAAAAACTAACTAATTGTTAATTGATCTTGATTAATTTGTTCTGTTAACTCCTTTAAACGTTTGTATTGTGTTTCATAAAAACCTTCTAAAGTAACTGCTGTTTTAAATTCTTCAGGGTTAGCGTGTATTGCATCTTGTATTCTTTTGTTTATTGTATCGTAATCTTGCTTTAAACGAAAATCGTGTAACATCCAATCTCTTAATTGTTTTAAAAAGTACAATACCGTTGTATGGTCTCTATATACTGTTTTGCCTATTACTGATAATGACATTCTTGTATAATCTCTTGCTAAATTAAAATACATTGCACGTGCTTCTACATAATGACGTTTTCTTGTATCTTTTGTTATGTCTATATCAAAGTGTTGTTCTACTACTTCTTTTATTATTTGTATACTCATAATTTATTTTTATAATTTGTTTCTTTCTATTATTTCTTTAATTGTTAAATATCCTGATTCGTGTATTGCTTTTTGTATTCCTGCACACGCTTCATAATGTTCTTCTTTTTCATATAGTTTTATAGTTTCTTCAAGTTCTGCTATATCTTTACCGTTTACTATATCTACTAAAGCAAGTAAATAAAATTCTTCTATTATTTTTTTATTCAAGATTAATGTGGTCTATATTATACTTATCTATTAAAGGTTTGTTTAATAAAATTCCGTGTGATGTTTTTGTTATTATAATATTACCAAAGTATTCTTTTTTATTATATATATCTATCAATTCTTTTTTGTCAAACATATATGCTTCTTGAAAATTTCCTATTATCCAAGTATGCGTATTGTCTTGTCTAAATATTCCTGATGCAATATATTTTTCATTTTTTGGATCTGTTTTTTCAGCAATTTCTATATATAAGTTTCCTGACTCTTTATAAATATTATCATATTTTATTTCGTAACCTTGTTTGGTTTCTCCAATAGTATATTGACCTACCTTATCATCTATTATTTCAAGATGTAAGTTTCTTTTCTTTTTAAGTTGTTGTACAACCCAAATTTCATAGGCTTTGCCTTCAAAAAGTTTTTGTCTATAGTATTCTGTCATATATTATAATTCATTACCCCATCCATACCAATTATCTTTTTTAATGTTTCTGCTAAACAATTCAATTTTATTTCCATAATTATATAAGTCATCTATAATATTCATAAATTCTATCGGCTTTTCACTATGGTTATTGTTTCTTTCTATGCTTTGTACGCTATCATATAAATGAATGTTGTCAGGTGTACAACTACCTTTAGTTGCTACTAATAAAAACTCGTGTCTTACAGAATTATAATGTCCCATATTATGTTTTACTTTATCCCATATAAAAGATGTCTTGTATTTAAATCCCCAGCTTTTAATTGTTTGTAAACCTTGTTCAAGTAATGGTGAAGTAACCCATAAAAATAATATAGAATTATTTTCTGATATATTATCAACAGGCAATTTACATATTTCATCTATTCCCATTGTTTCGTAATGGTCTGTTGCTCCACCTGTCAAATGACCTTTTTTCTTATCATTATAAGACCACGCAGGATCGGCATATATTACTCTAAACTTTTTATCTGTTTTAAATATATTTATAAAAGAATTTGTTTGTGGTTCTTTATTTACTTTTTCTTGCCATTCATTTTTTTTATCTTCTTTTTGATAATTTTTAGCAGCAGTTAGCATTCTACTTGTAGTAAGTTCAATCCTTTTATTAGTTTCTTCTTTTGCTGTTGCTATTTCTTCTTCAAATATTTCTTGTGGTAAATCAGCTATTTTTTGAAATGCTGAACTTTCATTTCTACTAACACCTATTTTATCTAATGATAAAGTGTCACTGCCTGTTACACTTCTTCCTTGTGGCAACTCTGCTTTTAACAACCCACCTAATATTCTTTGTGTTCTTAACTTTTGTTCTGCTATTATGTTTTGTAGTTCAGCATCTTTCTTTTCAGCTTTTGCCCAAGTTTCTATAGCTTTTACTTTGTTAAGGTATTCAACTCCTGTTTCTATTGTTCTTATTTCTGCTAATTGTTGTTTAGCATTATCTCTTAATTGTAGTGCATCCATATTTTTTATTTATAATATACCCCTCATTACATATTGATCTAAATCATTATCTTGTTCAAAGAAGTATTTGTAGTTATCTACTGCTTGTTTAAATTTGTTTTCACCTCTTGCTAAAAATTCTTCTGTAGTTTCAAATATACCTATATCAGTACTTGCTTTATCTATTACCAGAAACGTAAACTTTTTCTTATCAAATAGTTTTAAGTACAACCACGCTTGTAGATCGTACCCATACTTATCAGCACTATATTTAAAGGTGTTTAGTTCTGCTGTTGTTTTTAAATCTATTATTGTATTGCCTTGTATAATATCTGCTTTACCACGAAATGCTAACCCTTCTATCATTTGTATTTCAGGTACTTCAAATTCACTATTGTTTAATAGTTTAAGTGCTGCTTCATTTCTTAATACTGCATCTGTTAATCTTTCTGCTGCACTTCTTTCTTTTGTAAGAAACACCTCACCATACTTTGCTTTTGCTTCTTTATATACTTTGGTGTTCTTTGTCGTAACATCTACAAAGTGTAACTTATCTATTTTATGGCTTTCAAGTATCATCCAATGTACTAACTTACCTGCTGCAAGTGCTGGACTATCTGAATTAGGATCACCATAGTTTAATATGTTTCTATATGTTTTTGGACTTTTAAGAAGTGTTTT